CTCCATGGATCCGCAACCATGGAGGCCATGGGGTCCCTTCAGCAAGGACTCCAGGGAGATCTCGGGGTCCTGACTGGTTGGGGTGAGAGCGTTAATGATGGAAACCACCATCAACCCACTCACAATTCCCAGGTCAGGTCCCTACCTGGTTCTTTAGATGCGAACCTAAAGAGCAGGTAGAGTTCCCCTTATCGCCTACGAGAGTATTGCCGAGACCAAGTCTTGACAACCTCCTTCATAGGCATGGGTGGCATGAACCTGCCAAAAACGGCTGGATCACCGCCATCCCTAAGGGTAACCCCAATTTCCCTACAAGCCCGAGCCAGGCGACTATTCGCCCGGACCTGGCGCTTGCGCCTAGAGAGGCCCCAGACCGACTCCCTAAGGGGGTCGATCGAAACCTCACCGATGACCTCGAGGAGGTCGTGCCCGTCTTCGACCAGGGCCCGAAAGCCCAGTTCTTGGATCTTAGACACGGCCTCCTCGAACTCATTGTAGGCGCCAAACGCCGGGACCAGGAACGAATAGTGGCCTGGAACCCCGTAGCGCCGAATCTCCTCGTGAATCTTGAAGAGGTCCTCATAGAGGGCCTTCTCCAGAGACACCGACCCCCTCTCAAGGGCCGGTTGGATAAGAGACCGGACGGCTGCCGAGAGAATCTCCAGTCCATAGGACTGAAGAGAATCAAGGTAAGCCGCATCATCGGAACGACAGGCCCTGAGGACGAACTCCACAGGATCAATCTTCCGTTGAAAGAGGAGAGTCGCAAGCTCGGCGTCCCGAGCCCTTTCCTCGTACTTACGTGCGAGGGCGGCCCTCTTCCCAAGCCTCTTAGCCAGGGAGGAGATACAACTTGGGATACCGGACTTAGAGATAAAACCCTTCCGCTCCTCACCCATGACCGAAGCAACTAGGAGACTAACATCTCCAAGGTTATTTTGGACACTGGAGAGGGGGAAGGGAGATACCTCCTCCCCCCGGAAGATGTACCTCTTAGCGAATTCGCAAACCTCCGTCGAGGTAAACGACTTCTGCTCAGAGATTTCAACTCCCAGGGAGAGGATCTTAGTCCGGTAGAGTTCACCAAGCCGGTCGTCGCCGATAAGGATGTCATCCCCAAGGATGACATACTTAGCCGTCGACCACCGAATGTTCAGTTCCTCGCAGCACCAAAACACCACAAAGTGGTGAGATAGTGCAAACGAGGCCCAGGAGGAATAGAAACCCATTGGGTTTCCGACACTATACCGGATGTCCGACCCGTCTGCAAGACGGAAAGGGTATCCGACCATAATGTCCCTCCAGGCCTGAACATACT